CAGAGCTTCAGCATATTCCAGCGCATCATTAAACTGGCTTGGATCGGGTTTGGGGTCTGGATCTGTTGGTTCTGCTCTCGCAGGGTTAGCCTTAGTCTCCAGCTCCTTGATCCGATTCTCCAGCTCTTGACGGGCTTGGCGCTCACGATCCGCTTCTTGGCGGGCCGCTTCACGCTGCTTAGTCAGTTCTGAAAACCGCTTCTCAAGTTTTGGGTTTTGCTTCTTTTCACCTGTCGCAGCTTCACTTTCGTTTGGTTCACTCGCCTCTGCCTCGACTACCGGCTCCGCTGGTGCGGCCTCAGTAGGAGATCCATCGGGCGCTAAACCTAATTTTGCTAACGAAAACTCAGCTAAATTCTCACTCGTTACTACAGTCCCCGCCTGTTTCCGGGCTGGAACTTCTTGTGCTGCTTCAGACATGGATTACTCCAAGAATAAACCCAATGAACCCATTGGTAGGTAAGTCGTATTAAAAACTGTTTCTAGATAGGTGTCAACTATCACATCTGGGCTATCTGTTGCTCCTGTTGCAAGAACGGGTTAGATGACTTGTTGACTTCTTGTTCCGCAAACGCAGCTACCTGAGCTTGTTCCGCGTCCTTCTCGGCTATGACCTGACGCAGCTCGCCAACGTCCATCCGCTTCAAGAGCATCTTGGTGATAGCGTCCAGCTCGGCCTTGTTCTGGTTGGCCTGACTGTTGAGGATCTGCTGGTTGACCTTAGCCTCGTTGATGGTGTCGGTGTTGTAGGCCCGCGAGGTGACATCCATGAGCTTACGTTTGGTCTCGCCTTCCTGACGGATGTTCTCTACGTCCCCACGGTACTGCTTCTCAAGCTCCATAGCCGCAATCATTTGCTGCATATCAGCAATCTGCTTCTCGGCTTGCATGAGCTTCATCTGGATCTGCGGTGGTATCTCAGACTTCTCGTCAATCTGGGCCAATGGGTTGTTAGCCGCAAGCCTATCCGCGATAACCTCCGCGCCCGGAAAGTCCATATTCCTGAACACCAAGTCACCCGCAAGATTAAATAACTCCTGATTCGTTGAGATCATGGGCATCATGGCCTCAACAGCCTCCTGACGCTTGCTCTGGTAGCCGGGGCCGGTGTCCATAAAGACATCGTATTCGCCCACAGTTACGTCATTTAGTACCTTTTCCACGCCCATCTCGTCCTGAACCCGCTGGTTCACGGTGATCATCTCGGGCTGACCGTCATACCCAATGATCCGTAGGACGCGCTCCCGGTCGTAAATCTTAGGGATCAGGTCTAGGATGATTCGACCGGTGTGCTTGATGCTCCGGGTAATGTTGTCGTAAAAGTGGAAGTTGGTCATGTCCACTTGCATCTGCTGACCCCGGATAGCCTTGCCAGACATATTGCCTTGGGGGAGCTGGGACGGATCGAATATACCGACCACGCTCTGCAAGTCCTTGTCCACGCTCATAGCCGCCGCAATAACACCCGCCGGTGGGGGCTCTGGCTGGAGTCTCTGAGGTGGTGGGGCTTCCTTGCCGTTAATGTCCGTCTGCTTGTAACGCAAGACCGGCATGGACTTGATGTTGGCCTGAGCCCACTCGTTCTCGTGGCCCTCGTCCTGACCCTCGGCTAGCAGCCACTTGGCCTTCGGAGCCAAGGCAATGCTCTCGGTCAAGCTCGTCTGCCAGTAGTTGTACATCCGTTGAGCGTCCTTGGCGTTCCGCACCAAGCCGTACTTCTTGCGCTTGTCCTCAACCGTGAGCTGCTGACCGTAGACCGGAACTACGGGAATGTAGCGACCGACCCAATCGCGTTCCTCAAGGATCTCAAGACCCGTGAGCTTGCACCACTTGATCTGCTTACGCATGGTGTCGCGCTCGCCAACCACGGTAATGCCCGCAGCCATCATAATCTCAGGGCTTGGAGCCTCGTCCTTGTAGACCTTCGTCCCATCGGAGAGAAGCAAGAGCTTTGTCTTTTTGCGCTCGCAATAGAAATACTCAGCTACGCGGATGTCCTCCTTTTGAACCCAATCGGGGTCAAAGTCACCGGTTCCGCGCTGGTTAAAGTCACCGCCGTCATCAGCTCCGGGGTACTGAACCTTAAAGTCATCCTTAGACATTAGGGTCGTGATCAACACCTTCTCAGCGTCCGACCCGTCAGGCTGGACTGAGTTAGGGTCAAAATAGACCGAAAACGGGTTGTCGATGGGCTTTAAGTAAATCTCTTGGTCAAACGAATCGTCCCGCACATAGTCGGTAATGACGCGCCAATAGCCCCATCCGATACGGACGGCGTACTCGCCAGCGGTGTCGTAGGCCGTATCAGCGTCAGAGTTGACCTCGATATGCTTAAAAATCCCGGTGATGATGTCCGCAACCTTTGCGTTGGCCTCGGAGTTCATCGAGTGAGCCCGCATCCGTGGGCGGGACTGACGCATCTGGTTAACTATCTGTCTGACATAAGCATCGAGCTTATTGATCGTGAGGCAGGGTCTAGCCTCTAGGTGGCGGGAGTTTTGAACCTCAACAGGCCATTGATTCCCTGCGGAAAACTTTAGGTCATCGAGACCCTGCTGACGGTTTTCGGTGTCAGCCTCGTTTGCAAACTTAAGAAAATCTATTGCTTCCTGTATGCGGCTGTCCGCAGGGATAGCACTCGGAACGTCTACTTTTGCCATATATCACCCCATCCATGAGCCCGGAATCTGGTACACCGGCTTCTTGGGGCCAGCCTTCCGGGGTTCGTTTACCACCAATCCAATATACCTAAACGCGTCCGCGCCGTGGCTATAAATGTCGTGTAGCGGTGACTTGGAGAACTGTTTAGTATCTGGGTCAACATCATACCGATAGTGGCGCAGACATTGTAGCCCTTGGTAGCAGTTTTCTTTATCAAAGTAACACTTCTGGAAAATCGTGCGGGCCGCGTTAATCGAGTCCGTGACCGGCACTCTCGGGAGGATTTGCACCTTGTAATTCGCTCCCCTGACTATGTCCGCAATCGACCGACCAGCCGCAGCCAAGGTTGTGTTCTCAGCGTCATGGGGTAGCCAAATGGTGTCGTAAACGTAGCCCAATGACTGAAGCTGGGCCAAGTAGTAGCTCATGGTCTTTTGGTTATCTTCCATGTACCGAATCAACCGGATCTCAAAGCCTATGAATTGAACAAACCATATTGCCGTGTTGTCTGCCCAGCCCAAGTCGAATACCGCGTGGACGGGCTTGATAGCGTCATACGGGACTTTAGTAATTCGTCCGTCCATCTCAGCCATAGTCATCTCTTGGGCAAAGACCGCCCCATCGACCGTCCGTCTGCACAAGCCCTCCCAGACGTTCAGGTAGGCGTTGTGGTCGTGGATCTCAAGGTTTTCCTTTTCCTCCCGCAAGGTCTGGGGGAACCACGGGTTGTCGCGCCATGTGATCTTCTGGACTATCGCGTTCTCAGGCGGGCTGATCACGAACCGCTGGTAGGTCTCGTCAGTCTCCAGCTCCGGGTTAAAGGTCACCCAGATTTCTGAGTTGTCCCTACGGATGGTTGGGATCAGGACGTTCCAGCTAGTCTTAGAGATGGTCTGGGCTTCTTCGCACCAGCAGATGTCCACACCCTCAAAGGACTTGATCGACATAATGTTGTTCTTCAGTCCCGCAAAGAAGAACTCGGTTCCGTTCCTACCCCGGATTGAGGTATTCGTGACCTCGTAGAACTCCGATAGACCCAACTGAGCTATCTGGTCAGCCAAGAGCTTGTGGACTGAGTCCTTGATTGAGACCTGAAACTCTCGGGCGCAGAGGATTCGTAGCGGGTCTTTGGCTCCCTTGATCAGTAGCGCTCTAGCCACTCCCCAACTCTTAGCCCCACCTCGGCCCCCGTAGAGAACCTTGTAACGCTTGGGCTCAAATAGGCACGCAAGTTTGACCGGGAACTCGGCCTTGGCTACGGCCTGTTCAAGTAGCTCCCTGTCATCAGACATCAATGGTCTCAGGCGGCTTTATGAACGTGACCTGTATCGCGTTGAGGATTGGAGAGCCATCGGCGTTCTCCATCTGGTTGATCTGGATTGCCTTGCCGTCTAGCCTGTCTATTACTTCCTTGACTGCCCAAGCCTCTCCGGTCTCAGCCGCAGTCAGTAGCGTCTCTACTATCCTTGGGAGCCTCTGAGGGTTCTGAACCAGCGCCTTACGCAAAGCGTCATGGAACATCTTTCCCTTTACTGCATTTGTATTACCTATCGGTGCGGCCATATTGATTAACTCAATCTATAAGTTCCTGACACGGAATTGGAAATGTAAACTATTCTCGTTTAGATTACAACCTATTTTTGTCCTAAAAATTGCATCAACGGGTCGTTCTCAGCTTCTCCCATTCCTAAGAACTGCATAAGAGGATCTGCTGCTGAAACGGCTGGTAAGGCATAAGGATTACCAACCGCAAGCATATCGTTCTCACCTGTCTTGGCTGGATTGAAAGCCGCAAACTTAGACCTTACTTGTCCCGGCTCAAAAGGAATTACAACATCGTGCATCGCACCACCGCCTTTGCCTGACTTGTCAATTATTCCGTTATATCCAAACCCATCCTTCAAAGTTTTGGTAATTTTGTCTGGTATTGATGTCCAGACG